CGCTCCAGTTATTCCGGTTGGCCCAGTAGGTCCTGGAGGTCCACCAGAAGGTCCAGTCGCTCCAGTTATTCCGGTTGGCCCAGTAGGTCCTGGAGGTCCACCAGAAGGTCCTGTTGCTCCGGTTATTCCGGTTGGCCCAGTAGGTCCTGGAGGTCCACCAGAAGGTCCACCAGAAGGTCCAGTTGCTCCGGCTATTCCGGTTGGCCCAGTAGATCCTGTCGCTCCAGTTATTCCAGTAGGCCCTATTTGAGGCAAAGGAAAGGCACATGGAATGGGTATGTGACAATTCTTTTTAAATTTACTCATTTTTACACCTCCCTTATAAATTAACTACCAATTTATATTTATACTTTAACAACTTATGAGTAAACAGACACAGCGGTGTAAGGAAAAAACCTATAATAATTACATAAAAGGTTTTAAGAGCAAGCCTCTATTTCACATTCCATACCAAAAAGAGCACCATATATAAGTGCTCTTCGGACCAAAACTCTTAATGTAAAAGAGTACGTGATACCATATGTAATTTTTGCATGGGGCGTGAAGTATTTGAACGAAAACGCTAGTTTAATTTCAAATAAAAGAGCAGCTAGCAAAACTAGCCGCTCAAGTAGGTACAATCTGGGTAAGAAGCAGATTGTATTGTGATTAGTATTACAAGAATATGTAATTTGATTCATTTTTAACAAAATCTTTATTTAGTAGCAAATGAAAAGAGCGCACTAATAAGTATGCTCTTTGAAAGGTAGATTACTATGCTTGGAGGGTCTCCATACAATAAAATATGCTTGTCTAGTTTTAGTGTGAAAGGCTTTTTAACCAAAAAGCTATTTAAATAAAAGAAACCCCGATTGTCTGCGGGGTTCCTAAGGGTAATCGTCAAGTAATGACGTACTCGACTAATTAACAATATCATGAATTTTTTGGTAAAAAACTGGTAAATGTGTCCAAATGTATGTGGCATCATTTCGAACAAAAACGCTATTTTAGTAGAAAACATTAAAAAAAAGGACCCACATTGAGGGGGTGAGTCCTTTTAATAAAGCTAAGCATATAGAGATTACGTATATATTACCAAAAATGGAATCTGATTTCTATATGTTAGATGTTGAGAAAAAATCACTTGGCACAACAAAGTAGCCAGCTTAATCAGCTAACCACTTGTTGTACAAAAGAAAATTAGGCCCTACAAGTTAGTATGTGTAACTTTAAGTTATAGTTATAGTGTAAACCAGATTGGAAATGTTATACGGAAGTGAACTTAATAAATACTTCATTTTGTAGAAATTCTCCGTACTCAAAAGAGCACTATATAGTAATGCTTTTCAAATTAAAGACTTTATTAATAACTTTAGTACGGCGTAGGAAGTTGAGTCCCTGGTGGTCTCCACCAAGACTCAACGGTTTTCCAAGCGGTATTATAATTGTAACCTCTTCCCATCAAGTATCCTATGGCAACAGCTTCTGTTAATGCATGTCGATAGCCAAGATGCTGGGCTTCTCGTAACCCATGACTAACAGCTGGAGTTATTATAGTAAGAGTTTGTTGTTGAAGGTTATGTGATTGTGGATATAAGGATTGCTGAGGCTCTCGATAATAATCAATAGGGGTATAAGATTGTTGATTGTTGATGTCCATATTAACAATCCTCTCTTTTGATTAAAATAATGATCAATTATGGATTTTAGATACTTAATAATTTATGCGGGTATGGGTTGTTTGAGGAATGGGCAATAAACATGTGTTTTTAATCTTCTAAAATAAATTTATTAGAAGGTAAGTTATAGGATATAGCTATATTAAAATGAATTGGCTAAAAGAAGAAGACAAGAGGCGACATAATTGCTATAACACTTGGTGAGGATTGGTATAAAAATTTCATTTTGTAGAAACAAAAACCCTAGTTTCCTAGGGTAATGGTATAACAGCTCAATATATTTTATTCTTTTATATCATAACGTAATATTATGTTAAAAACATCAGGAAAATGTAACCAATTGCAGAAAATAAGAGCAGCTAGCAAAAGCTAACTGCTCAGTCTTAAAGAAGATCTAAATGGTTACAGTACATTAAAGATGGGTTATCTATAGTATGGACGGGATATTGAGTTTTATTCAGGGGGGAGAAGGAAGTGAATAAATTTAAGCTGTCCCAACTTGATTTTGGTCTGCAACATCAGCATCAAATGTGTTTGTTGCGCTAACACCGCTAAAGGTATTGACAACAAAACCAACATTTGATGCCCCTGAACCATTATAAGATTTTGTGTTCTCTTTTGGAGAAACGTTATAAAAATCGCCTAAGTTGAAAGAACCAGCACTATTTTGTACGACAAGGTTTGCTACAACTGATGGCATAGTATTCACCTGCTTTCCTAGAAAGTATTTAAATTAGCATATGGTGTATTCGTCTAGAGGTTCATTTGGATCTAAGAATTCGAAGTTATGGCTTATGAAGATTTTAATAAAATAACCCTTTTGTGGGGAAAAAGAATTTATAAAATAGGTACAATTCACGTTTAGATTATTTTTGAATGTAATAGGTATCAAAAGGAGTAAAACGCTCCAAAAAGGTAATGAGAGACGTTTGCATGAAAGGGATGAGAGGAATGGCAAATGCAAAGAAAAAGAAAATAAGAAGGGCTATCGCTCGTCGTGCGATATCCGTTGATAAATACCAAGTTAACAAAGCTTGGAGAAACATCTTTGTGCAGGCTGGTATTATCAAATAAATGAAAATAGAATACAGTCCGGCTAGAAAACTAGAGGACACCAATTCATTAAAGCAGCAATTAAAGCTGTTTTAAGAATAGGTGCCCTTTTTATTTTGAAAAGGGAGATGGGGAAATGAAGGTGCTAAAGGATCAGTTACGTGAGTGGAAAAAGCAATCTAAGAAAGCAAAAAAGAAACATAAGAAAAAGCGAGAAGAGAAGCTAACCACTCGTGACATTGAAGATTTAATGGGGATTCGTGGGCAGAGATATGAGCGTTAAGACAAAAGTAACTTAAAAATAAAAAGGAGTGGTCTTACATGACTAAACAATTATCTTTCTTACCAAAAATCGATAGAACAGCAACACAAGAGGAATTAGAAGGCGTGTTGGAAAGTGTACGTATACATAGGCAATTTGGGATGATGCGTAAAGAAATGAAAGTCACTCCTTCTTATGAAATGCGTGAACACGGTCCTACACATGCAGTTGGTAAGCCATTAGAAGATGTTGCCATAGCAAATATTCAACAAAGTAAACGAGAAGAATGGCTTGAAAGAATGTCATTACGTATTGATCAATTTCTAAATCGATTAGGAAACGGACGTGCAGGAATTATCCAAAGGGATATTATTTATAAACGTTATTTAGAAGAAGAGGATGTATGTGATTACATGGTTTATAACGAAATCGGAATGTCAGAGCGTACTTATCGACGTTGGAAGTCTAAAGCGTTTTATAAGCTCGCTTTTGCACTTGGATTAGAAGTTTACGAGACAGAAGATACTGGAGGTAATGAGTAATGAATTTTGTTCAGCCAATACGTGATCCAGAAGAAATACAGCAGTTAAAAGAGTATTTTAAGGAAAAGAGCTTACGTAATTACATTCTCTTCATTATGGGTATTAATACAGGTCTTAGAATATCAGATATTTTGAAATTAAAAGTAGGTGATGTCAAAGGCAGCCATATCTCTATGAGGGAAAAGAAAACAGGAAAACAAAAACGTATTCAAATTACTGCAGCATTAAAAAGGGAGCTTAAATGGTTTATAGAAGAAAGAGAAGATCATGAGTATTTGTTGCAAAGTAGACAAGGGAAGAATCGTCCTATTGGTCGCAGCATGGCATATAAGATATTAAGTATAGCCGCAGCAGAGTTTGGATTAGATGAAATAGGAACACATACGCTAAGAAAGACGTACGGGTATCATATGTATATGCAAACGAAAAATATAGCATTACTCATGGAGATATTCAATCACTCGTCAGAGAAGGTCACGTTACGTTATATAGGTGTAAACCAAGATGCAATGGATAAAGCAATGACTAGGTTTAAAATCTAATCATTGCTTTTTTCTTTTTAAATCTAGGGGTATCGCCAGCATTTTTGAAAAACCCCACGATAAGAGCATACAAAATTTTATACAGTTTTCGACTAATCCAGTAACAAACAAGAGCCCTAAAACCGCACCAGAATAAGAATGTATAAAAAATGAATAGAGTCATAGAAAAAGAAAAAGGAGGATTCCTCGTAAAAGTAGGGATCCTCCTTTTTCTTGCTATCGATAATAGGACGTTATGTTAACTAGATGTGTATGAGATATACAATCAAACAAAGTTATTTTCCATTTTCATTCTTATTTTGAAATAGATGCACAATCAAAAGTCCACCAACAAATAAGATTGGAAATCCTACGACTATATATAATCCGTTTTTTGGTATTCCTAATATAATTGCAAGATAACTAAAAGAAAAAGCCCATAATGCTAAAATTATGATTTCTAACATCTTCTTTTTCATTAAAAGCTAAGCACCCCAAATCCCCTTAAAAAAGTTGTATTCGGAATATTGTAACAAAATCAAAAAAAAGACCCTACAAGAGGGTCTTTCATCAGCTAATATTAAGCTTTTTGAACATTAGTAGCTTGTGGGCCACGTTGTCCTTGTTCTACTTCAAACGTTACACTTTGTCCTTCGTCTAAAGATTTGAAACCGTCGATTTGGATAGCCGAGAAATGTACGAATACGTCTTCTCCACCTTCACGCTCGATGAATCCAAAACCTTTGTCTGCATTAAACCATTTTACTTTACCTTGTTCCATAATTGTTGCCTCCTAGTGTGGATACCCACACATATGTTACTACCCTTGCTCAAATACCTTAGACGAAAAACAAAATTTATTCTTAATCTCAAACCGAACAAAAATAGGTCTTTCTTACATTAACATACTTTCTAAAAAACAGCAAATTTCAAAAATAAGTCCTTATGGTAATTAGCCACTAATAGTGGTTGCTGGAGAAAAAGTCACTATGATAGTCATCACAGCAAGAAGTTGCCAAAGGATCTCGACAATATCATTGGTTTGATTTTTTTCAGACATTCAACAACTGATAAAATTAGCTATTTTCGAGTTAAATTTTACTTCTGATAAAGATAATTATGTAAATAAGCTGTCCACATGGGCAGCTTATTTTATTTTTCCGCATAGCGTAGGTTATTTTGAAAAATGCTGCTTTTACCCCTATATAGTTACTCATAAATTTCGTACTGTGGAACTCAAAAGAGAAAGTTAAATTAAATCAATGATATCAATGGATTCAGCAATAGGGTCAGTTACACACAATATAAGATATGGGTAAGTGAAGAAAAGGCATAAAAAAGGAGCGTAGTTCGTCAAACAGATGTAATGCTCTATTACTTTTAAGTTAAGAAATTCATTGCTTCCGATTAATTGCATCTGTTTTTTGTGATTGTTGTGATTTGAACCATAATATTGCCATAAATCTTTTTTTACTTATAAACTTGCCAGAAGTTTTAATATAAAGCATAAAGTTGCCGTGTTTTTTATTAATGTAGCTTGATGGGCAGGTGGTGCAACCCTAATAGATTTGGGACCTCTCTTTGTATCACTATCCTTTAATTATCATATACATATAAAGTATTAAAATTAAATTTAAAAGGAGAAATATGTTATATGACAAAATTGGAGGAACTAGAAAAAGATTTTAATCAAATGAAACTAGATTTAAAAGCTATACAACATGATATGAAAAATTTAGAAACAAGAATACTAGTAGCTGAAAAGGATGTTTTAACTATTAATAAACAATTAGATAAAATTAGTGCAAATACTACATGGATTTTACGATTAATCATAAGCGGATTGTTAACAGGAGTACTTGGTGTAGTAGCAAAAACCCTGTTATAGGAAAAAAGGATGTTGGTCAATCAAAACGGATTTAGCGAAGCAAAGAGATTATTTGATTAACTAGCGTGGGAGCCCTTCAAGGATTGAGGGGCTCAAAGGGTACACTCTTTACTGTGGATGTGGTTTACATATATTTTGACAGTCATAGAAATTACCTCCTGTTCTTAACAAGCAATAGGTGAAACAGTCTTGGACAGTATAGGCAAACATTGAGGTTATAGGAGGATTGCCACAAACCGAAAGAACCATAAGCCTGCCCAAGCGGCAAAATTATGGTTCAAATCACAATTGTTATTGATTTTAAAAAAATAAATATCTTTTAAAATTAAATGCAATGTTCTACATTAACGTGTTTCTGGATCTTTGTCTTTTTTTCTAAGACCAAATAATCCTACTAGTCCCAATAAACCAAGCCAAGCCCAATTATTATTTTTATTATGATTAGCATTTAAATCATTTGTCGTATTTACATTTCGAGTTCTCACATCATTATTAACTCTATTCATGTTATTGTCATTAACTCTATTCATGTTATTGTCATTAACTCGAGTTGTAATGTTATTATTGTTAACTCTATTCGTATTATATCCATCGTATTCAGCATGGACGCTTGTACCAAAAACCATAATAGTTAGTAATAGGGCACCTAAAATAGATGAAAGTTTTTTCTTCATGGTTTTCCCTCCTTTCGTATTTAGTAATGTCTCCAGTTCCTTTAGACAATATTCGGTTGGAAATATATATAACCATTTGAATTGAAATTGTGATAAACATCTTTAATTTTTATTATTAAAAGTACTTATAATAATGGATTAAGTTAATTGAAATTTATTTATTTTTTATAAGAATAAATTTTTGGTAACAGTACATTCTATGAGAGGTAATTACTATATTTGGGTAAGGTGTTCCTTATGAGTTATAAGAACTTATTTTCTTTAATCCAGAACATGGTTGGGAAAATTTTTTCTATAGTAAGTATTGTTGCTAAAAGTCTAATTTCTTTAAGGAGGAATATTTTTATGGGTATTTTAAGTGGAAATCCACAAAATGAACCAATGCACTACGGAGAAGTCTTTGGGATTTGGAGTTATCTTGCAGCGGCACAAGGTGCAATTGCTGGATATCAAGTTCTTATTAACCACACAGGAGACGAGGATTTAAAGAAATTTTTAGAAAACCTTGTAGAGAATGATATCCAATCAGAAGTTGAAGAATTAAAAAATATATTAAAATTAAATGGTGTTGCATTACCACCAGCACCTCCAGAAAGACCAGTTGCATCTATTGAAACGATTCCTCCTGGAGCTCGCATTAATGATGCAGAAATTGCTGCAAAAGTTTCTATGGATCTTGCTGCTGGGTTAGTAGCATGTAGCCAAGCTATGGGTCAATCTCTTCGAGAAGATGTAGGAATGATGTTTGGTCAATTTCATATGAAAAAAGCACAAGCTGGAGCTATATTACTTCGTCTGAATAAGAAAAAAGGTTGGATTATTCCGCCTCCATTACATGTTCTACAATCAGATCAAGCATAATACCTAAATAAACATTCAATCTATTCTTTATGGCTGTTGCAGTGAGGTAGTCTAGGAAAATAAATGTTGTTAGCGAATTAAAATAAGTGGCAGAGTTGTGACCGCTTTTTGGCAGTAAATGTGCCGGCTATTTTGCAATTACCGTGTTATATTTGTATTGTGAGTAATGGCGGAAAACACAACTCATAAAGATTCCTTTATATTTTGTCTAAACGACTCATAATGATGGCATATAAAATCCGTAACCAGCAGATGGTAGTGATTGAATGTTACCGTTATTAGGGAGAGCTTTTGCTCTTCTTCCAGCTACTTAATAATGTTGGTGAAGATAAAAGTAACAACATTAGGTGGTTGGAAGAAGAATAAAACTTCATTTACCGTAATTAAAATACAAATCAATAATTGATATAAAAGCATCCATTCGGGTGCTTTTTATTTTGGAGGATGAAAGATGGATTTAACTAAATTAACCAAACAAGAACAATCAGTTGTGATTGGTACATTCATTTCCATATTGGGTGAGCAAATAGTGAATGGGAATATTAATCCTGGGAAGTTAGAGAAGGTAAGTGTAATTCATAATGAGCTACACGATAACACAACACCAAAACAAAGAAGAGAAGCAATGATTAGTTTGCTCGATAAAACAATGAATGAGTTCTTAGTAACGGATGAATGATGAAGGAATACAAAACCAAACAACAGAAGCGTAAGTTCTATGACAGTGGTGAGTGGAAGAGTATACGAGAACAAGTCAAGAAGCGTGACAACTATGAATGCCAAGAGTGTAAGCGCAAAGGTCATGTTCGTGTGGACACCAATGAGTACAGTGAGAGTGCCAAGCGTAAGAAGATACAACTCGTTGTCCATCATATAAAAGAACTAGAACATCATCCAGCACTTGCATTAGAAATAGATAATCTAGAAACAGTCTGTGTGGATTGCCACAATAAAGAACACGGTAGAACATTCATAAAGAAACAAAATAAATGGGAACATGATGAAAAGTGGTAAAAATGATTCGAAAATACCCCCCCTTAAAATATTTCAACGATTTTTCGTCTTAGGGGCACCGGAGGAGGGGGTTAACTGTCAGGTTTTTTCGGAATTACGCACGTAAGGGGGGGTGGGTAGATGGCTGTTAGTATTGTAAGGTTAAAGGAACAGCTTATGAATAGTATTGATACGACAGATTTAGTTGAAGTTGAAAAGGTAGAACGCTATATTGATCTAGTTAAAGCATTTCGAAAAATTAATAAAACGATAACTAAAGAAGGGGAATCTGTAACAATTAAAAATGGAACTCAAGTTTTCGTTAAGGCCCACCCTCTTATAAGTGAGAGGAATAAAATTAACAGTTCTTTAATTGCATTAGGTAGAGATATAAAGTTTGTTGTTAAGAATACTATCCCTAATACAGGTTATAGCAAAAGTGATCTTACATGATTAAGCAAAAGTATGTGGAAGAATATATTGAACTTTATCGAAGTAGGAAAGTAAAGTTCAATAAAGAAAGAGAACTGTTAATTGAATATCTAGAAAAACTTGTTTTAAACAGAGACGATTTGTATTTTGATGATGAAATGATTGAGGATTGTATCAACTTCGGCGAGAAGTGGTATTTTCCATTGCAGCCATTTCAAAAATTCTTAATAGCATTCGTCTTTTTATTTTATAAGAAAAATGGACGTGTATTTTATCGTAAATTCCTATGGATGTTAGGTCGTGGCGGTGGTAAAAACGGTCTGATATCAGTAATTGCTCATTTTTTAATCAGTGAATTGCATGGAATACCAGAATACAACATATCTGTTGTTGCGAATAGTGAAGAACAAGCAAAAACAAGTCCTGATGAAGTAAAGAAAACTGTTCGTAGACATGAAACATTAAAAAAGGCTTTTAAAGCAACGGAAACACAAACCACTTCAAAAGCTACTGCAAGTGTACTGAAGTTTAGAACATCAAACGGAGATACAAAAGATGGTTTGCGAGATGGAGCGGTTGTTTTCGACGAAATACATCGATATGAAAGTAATAAAGATGTCCGTGTCCACATCAGCGGCTTGGGGAAAAGGAAAAACCCCCGCGAGTTTTATATTGGTACAGACGGATATGTACGTGATGGTTTCCTAGATAAATTAAAAGAAAAAGCAAGGAAAGTTTTAAATGGTGAAGCACGTCCTAACGCTCTTTTTCCGTTCATTTGTAAATTAAATGATGAAAAAGAAGTCGATAATATCGATGTTTGGGAAATGGCGAATCCTATGCTGTCAAAACCGCTGAGTGAATATGCTGAAGGTTTATTTGAAACGATGAAGGAAGAATATGAGGATTTGGAAGACGATCCTGACAACCGAATCGAATTCATGACAAAACGTATGAATTTACCTGTTTCAGATTTAGAACGTTCGGTTGCGAAATGGGAGGAAATAGTTGCTACAAATCGTCCATTTCCTGATCTATATGGTCGAGAATGTATTGGAGCATTAGACTTTGCAAGTATTAGAGATTTTGCCGCTTGTGGTCTTTTATTTAGAGTAGATGGTGAGTATATCTTTAAAACGCATTCCTTTGTTCGTAAAGAGTTCGTTGATATTTACTATGGTTATTCTAAAAAAGCGAATGAGTATAAAAAAGAGAAATTCGCACCAATAAAAGAGTGGAAAGAACAAGGTTTACTAACCGTTGTGGATGAACCAACTATTAATCCTCAGCACATTGTTAATTGGTTTGTTGAAATGCGTGAATCTTATGGATTGAAAAAGATTATTGCTGATAATTTCCGTATGGAGGCAATAAGACCATTATTAGAAGCTGAAGGATTTGAAATAGAAGTTATAAGAAATCCTAGAGCGATTCATAGTTTACTAGCACCTCGTATCGAAATGGCATTTGCAAATAAACAAATTATTTTTGATGATAATCCTATGATGCGTTGGTATACACAAAACGTATTGGTTGTTATAAAAGGTGATGGGAATAAAGTGTACGAAAAGAAAGAGCCAGTACGTAGAAAAACTGATGGATTCCAATGTTTTGTACATGCTCTTTATCGAGCTGATGAAATACAAGAATCTACAGATTTTATAATAGGTGATATTAAATTCTAATAAAGGGGGTGATAATCATTGGATGGCTGGATGCAGTATTTAAAAGAAATAGTGAATTAGGATTTATGTTTGATGTGGAAATGTTTATCGATAAGACAAATAGAGTCCACATGAAGCGATTAGCAATTGATACATGTATTTCTTTTTTAGGAAGAACAATAAGTCAGTCCGAATTTAGAGTGAAAAACGGTGAAGCCTTTGAAAAGAATGAACTTTACTATCGATTAAATGTTAGACCAAATAAGAATATGACAGCAAGTACCTTTTGGGAAAAGTATATTTACAAGCTTATTTATGATAATGAAGCTTTAATTATACAAGCTGATGATGGTGATTTACTTATTGCTGATGATTTTGATCATAACGAATACGCTGTTTTTGAAGATACTTTTACAAATGTCACCGTAAAAGATTATCAGTTTAAGAGAAGTTTTAAGCAAAGTGAAGTTATTCATTTGAAATATCGAAATGACAAATTATCACCGCTTATTGATGGTCTTTTTATTGATTATGGTGATTTATTCGGTAGGATATTAAGCTCACAAAAACGTAAAAATCAAATTCGCGGAACAGTTGATATGGATATGCTTGCTGCAAAAAGTAAAGAGCATCAATCAAAGCTGCAAGAGTTCATTGATAACATGTATAAAGCGATTGGAGAAAAAGACGTTGCTATCATTCCACAACAACCTGGATTCAAATACGCTGAAACATCGGGCGGTGGAAACTCAGGTCAAAGTGTGGATGAAATAAACAAAGTAACAAATGGTTTTTTAAATCAAGTAGCAATGGCTTTTGGTATTCCGACCGCTTTGTTATATGGCGAAATGGCTGATGTAGAGAAGCAGACGAAGAATTACATGCTTTTCACAGTGAAACCTTTATTAAAAAAGATTTCAGATGAAGCAAACGTTAAATTTTTTGAAATGAACGAGTACCTTGAAGGGCAAAAGATTGAAGTTAAAGCTGTATCTTATCAGAACATATTCGACCTTGCGACAAGCATTGATAAACTTATTTCTTCTAGTGCATTTACAGGTAATGAAATGAGATTAGAAGCCGGGTATGAAGCTTCGAATGATCCGAACTTGGACAAACATTATATTACGAAGAACTACGCTGAAATGAATATAGGTGAAGGAGGTCAGAAAGTAAATGACGGTGAAGCTTGATATTAAAGGTCCAATCATTTCGAGTGATGAAGCTTGGATTTATGAATGGTTTGAAATGGATGCAACAAGTCCAGGCATGGTTGCAAAAAAACTAACTAATGCCAATGGTGATGATTTAATCGTATCAATTAATAGTCCTGGTGGTTATGTACACGAAGGATCAGAAATTTATACAGCATTAAAAAATTATCCAGGCCAGGTTGAAGTTCAAATTGTTGGCTTGGCTGCAAGTGCGGCTTCTGTTATTGCGATGGCTGGTGATAAAGTCCGAATTTCACCTACAGCACAAATTATGATTCATAATGCTTCTATGTGGAATGGTGGCGATCATCGTGACATGGAAAAGGCGGCTGAGATGTTAAAAACAGCAGATCGAGCAATTGTAAACGCCTATGTCATTAAAAGTGGTAAATCAGAAGAAGAACTACTTAATATGATGGCTGAAGAAACTTGGATGGGACCACAACAAGCATTAGAAAATAATTTTGTAGATGAAATCATGTTTATGGATAATCAGGTTAAAATGACAGCTTCAGCTTCTACTGCTGCCATGCTTCCACAGAAAGTAATCGATGGCTTTAGAAATGGAACGATGAACAAAGGCCAAGGAATTACAAAAGAAGATTTAAACACTGCATTATCAGGGTTAAAAAGTGAAATCCTGAATGATTTACAAAACAATATAGAAGAACAGCCAAAAGAGCCGAATCCGAAACCTGTTAAAAATGGTGGGATTAAAGGGCTCTTTTTAAAATTATAAAAAATGGGGGAAACACATAATGACGATTAAATTTAATAAATCTGAAGCATTTAATAAGGCAAAAACAAAATTAACGGATGCTTTAACAAACGTTAAAAGTACAGAACAAGAGCAAACGGCAGCATTTGAAGGTTTCTTTGACGCAATGCAAACGGATGTAGTTAATACTGTTCGCGCTCAAGTTAATGATGAAATGTTAGATCGTTCAATTCTTCAACAACGCGGTCAAAACGTATTAACAGCAGCGGAAACAAAATTCTTTAATGCGGTAGTACAAGAAGGTGGATTCAAAGACGGTGAAATCCTTCCAGTAACTACACAAGAACGAGTATTTGAAGACTTAGTAACAGAACATCCATTACTTGAAGCACTTGGTTTACAAGATTTAGGTGCAGTTACTAAGTTCATTTATTCTGATGCAACAAAAGCATATGCATGGGGCGAGTTATTCGGCGAAATTCGAGGGCAAGTGAATGCAGCGTTCCGTGAAGAGAAAATTGGTCAACTTAAATTAACTGCATTTGCAGCTATTCCGAACGACATGTTAGAACTTGGTCCGGTATGGGTTGAACGTTATGTTCGAACTTTATTGGTAGAATCTTATTCTGTTGGTTTAGAGTTTGGTTATGTAAATGGTGGCGGATCAGTAGCGCATCAACCTGTAGGTTTAATGAAAGATGTAAATGCAACTACAGGCGCGGTTACTGATAAAAAATCATCTGGTACATTAACATTCGCTCCATCTGAGCATGGTGAAGTAATTGCTGGTGAACTTTATGAAGTAGTAAAAGCTTTATCTGTTGATGGCAAAGGCAAATCTCGTAAAGTATTAAATAAAATTGTGATGGTTGTAAATCCTGTGGATGCAATCGGTGTACAAGCACGTAACACAATTCAAACTGCTAATGGTCAATGGGTAATGGCATTACCTTATAACATCCAAACTGTAGAATCTGAAGAAGTGCCAGTAGGTAAAGCGTTGTTCATTGTAAAAGGTCAATACCTTGCAGCAATTGCTGGTGGTTACAAGCTTAAAAAGTTTGATCAAACGTTAGCGATTGAAGATGCTACGCTTTATACAATCAAACAGTTTGCGAATGGTAAACCAAAAGATAATAAAGCAGCTCTTGTTTATGATTTAAAGATTTCATTTACACCACCAACACCAGTAACTAAATAAGGAATGATGTGAATGGAAACAGTAATTTCGAATGAAATATTACAGCAATTTAAAGATAGGATGCACTTAGGTGATGAGGAAGATGATAACTTAAAGCGCATCCTTTCTACGTCTAACAAGGCATTACTTAGGGTTTGTGGGAATTACGATTTAAATAATGACGAGGAGTTCAAGGAATTAGTCTTTGAACGCTCTCGTTATGTTTATAACGATGCATTAGAGTATTTTGATAAGAATTTTTTAAGTCAGATTAATAGTTTAGGCATCGATAAAGCATTAGAAGAAATTAAATTGGACGGTGAGTAATATGCGTCCTTTTCAGTATAAAAAACCACTGAATACTGGCGATTGTAGAAATCGAATTATCATTGAACAACCTGAAGTAATAAAAGATGAATTGAATCAAGAAGTTGAAACAGGTGATTGGCAAGAAGTTAAAAAGGCATGGGCGATGATAAAAACGGTAAAAGGTTCGGAGTATATTGAAGCTTCGGCTTCACAGTCTACACGAATTTATCGGTTTGTAATTCCTTATACAACAGGTATTACAGAATTAATGCGAATTACTATGAAGGGACGTATCTTTGACATTATTGAACCGCCAATGAATGATGATGAAATGTATCAAACGTTGACTATTATCGCAAAGGAGCATGTTTAATATGAACGATTTTGCGAGTGATCTTGCTAGAGAGTTGCAAAGGTATGCGAATGTTGTGGAAGAAGATATGGAAGTTGCGAAGGAAAAGGTAACAGACAATCTTTTGAATGAATTAAAGCAAAAAAGCCCTAAAAGTAAACGTACCAGTGGACGTAAATATGTAAACGGGTGGCGTAAGAAGAAAGATGGCGATGCAATCATCGTTCATAATGCATTGAAACCACAGTTAACACACTTATTAGAAAAGGGACATGCTAAAGCGACTGGCGGAGGGCGTGTGCCAGGTAAAGTTCATATTGCTCCAGCTGAAGAGAAAGCAATAAATGAATTTACTGAACTTGTTGAAAGGGCGATTCGTCAATGACATTAGGTGAATTAACAAAAATTCTTGAAGCTACAGGTTATCCTGTGGCTTATTCGCATTTCACAGCAACACCAACTAATCCAGTTCCAACGCCACCTTATATTTGTTATCTTGTGGACGGATCAGCAAATTTAATGGCTGATAATAAGGTTTATCACAAGATAAACGATTTAAATATAGAGCTTTATACAACTAGAAAGGATTTAGTTGCTGAAGCCAAACTTGAAAAAGTCTTAGACGATCATGAAATTCCTTATGACTCGTATGGGACTTTTATTGAATCAGAAAAAATGTATCAAAAAATATATGAAACGAGGTTGATGTAAATGAATGAAAACAAGGTAACATTCGGTTTAAAAAATGTACATTATGTACCATTAGATACTAAGGATTTTTTGGTTAAATTCGGGACGCCTATTCCATTACCTGGTGGAGTTGAACTGACTTTTGAGCCACGCGGTGATTTAATTGAATTCTATGCAGATGACATGCTTTATTACGCGGCAAGTAATAACCAAGGTTATGACGGGACGCTATCCATTGCGACTATTCCGGAGCAATTTGCTATCGATGCATTAGGCGAGCAATTAGATGAAACAGACGGTGTATTAAACGAATTAGCTGATGCCAAAGGAAAATCATTTGCATTACTATTTGAATTCGATGGCGATGTGAACGCAACGCGACATGTTATGTATAACTGTGCAGCAAGTCGTCCGACAATCGCATCTAAAACAAAAACAAATTCAGCTGAACCAAATACAAATGAATTGAAGTTTGTATCTAGTCCAATTGTTTTAGCGCCTGGTGGAAGACCAATGGTTAAAACAAAAACAACCTCTAAAACGACTCAAACAATTTACGATAACTGGTACAAAGAAGTGTACATTAAAAAACCAGCAGCACCAAAAGGAGCATAAGTAAATGGAAAAGACGATTACAATAGACGGAAAACAAGTCAGATTAAAATCTACAGCAGCTACGGTTAAACGGTATAAAGCGCAATTCAGACGTAATTTATTTGCAGATTTGATGGGGTTAGGGGCAATTAATACTTTAGCTTCATCAAATGGATCAGAACAACCTATTGATATGTCTAATGTCGATATGAGTAAAGTAGATTTTGAACTTATTTATGACTTAACGTGGTTATACGCTAAAACGGCTGATCCTAATATTCATGATCCTATGACGTGGCTAGATGAATTTGAAGAATTCCCAATTGAAGAAATTATGCCTGAGGTCATGGAATTAGTTCAGGTCACTATGGGAGCAAAAAAAAAATAAAGAAAAATAATGGAGAGCAAGGGACTTTCAGTGATGAGGAATTTACCACTGAATTGTTCCTTGCTCTTTGTTATAAAGCAAATTTAACACATGGTGATTTAGAAGAAATGACCGTTGGTGATTGCTTTGATTATATTTCTGAATTCGCTGAATTAGAAAATCCAGATAAAGAGAAAGTTAGAAAAGCAAATCAAAAAGACTTCGATTCATTCTAAGAAAGGGGTGAGAAAATGGCAGGAAGAATTAAAGGAATTACGATTGAAATCGGGGGGAATACTCAACCGTTACAAAATGCGTTAAAAGATGTTAATAAGCGAAGTAATGATTTAACCAAAGAGCTTAAAGATGTTGAACGGTTGCTAAAATTTGACCCTGGGAATATTGAGGCACTTTCTCAAAAACAACAGTTACTTACACAACAAATTGAAAACACCACGCAAAAGCTAGATAAATTGAAAGCAGCGGAACAACAAGTACAAGCTCAATTTCAAAACGGTAAAATTTCTGAAGAACAGTACCGATCGTTTAGGCGCGAAATTGAATTTACAGAAGGGTCACTTAATGGCTTAAAAAACAAACTTGGTAATATGAAAGCCGAACAGGAAAGTGTAGCAAGTTCAACTAGGCAGTTAGAAACTTTATTCCACGCTACAGGAAAAAGCGTTGATGATTTTGCTAGTGCATTAGGTAATCGTCTTGTGAATGCAATTAGAAACGGAACGGCTACAAGTAAGCAGTTAGAGCAAGCAATTGGAATTATCGGAAAAGAAGCATTAGGCGCAGGGACTGATATTGATAGATTACAACACGCGCTTAGGTCTGTGGATGCTGGAAATTCAATACGGCAAGTGCAAAATGAATTAAGAGACTTACAACAAGAAGCCGGAAGAACTGAGAAGAAGTTTGAAGGTTTAAAAATTGGATTAGAAAATGTTATCGGTGGGTTAGCAGCTGGTGGCGGAATTGCAACCGCAATTGAGAAAGCAATGGATATGTCAAAGTTGAAAACTAAAATTGATATATCATTCGATGTTCCTGAGTCCTCAAAAAAATCAGTAGAGGAAGCTATAAGGGGTGTTACCGCTTATGGTGTGGATGCTGAAGAATCGCTTGCTGGTGTACGTAGACAATGGGCTTTAAATAAAGACATTAGTGATGAAGCGAATGCATCTATAGTAAAGGGAGCAGCAACAATCGCGCAATCCTATGAAGGAATAGATTTTACAGAATTAATTCAAGAAACATACGAAATAGGCAATGAACTAGGTATATCGCAAGAAGGTGCTCTTGGTATGGTTGATGCGTTGTTAAAAATGGGATTTCCACCAGAGCAACTAGATATCATTGCCGAATACGGAAGTCAGCTGACTCGTGCAGGTTTTAAAGCTGAAGAAGTCCAAGCGATTATGGAAGCAGGCGTTGAAACGGGTAGTTGGAATATCGACAATATGTTAGATGGGCTGAAGGAGGGGCGAATCCAACTAACTGAATTTGCTCAAGGTGCGGATAAAGCTTTAAAAGAAGCACTTGATGGATCAGGCATTGCTACTGAACAAATAGAAAAATGGGGTGCAGCTGTCGCTAAAGGTGGAAGTGACGGTTCGAAAGCTATGGTGGAAGTAGCTAAAGCGATAGAAGGAATAGAAGATCCTGTTAAAAAGAATCAAGTAGGGGTTAAAGTTCTAGCCACTATGTTTGAAGACCAAGGACAAAATTTAACTAATACTTTAATAAACGCTTCAGAAAAAACAGTAGACTTCCAGAAGAATCAGGATAAATTAAATGAATCCATAAAAAAAATGGATGCAAGTCCAGCAGTTAAGTTTCAAAAAGCAATGCAAGATTTACAAGTTGCACTCAAACCTGTTCTTAGTGTTATAGCTGATGTTATTTCCAAATTAGCTGAATGGATTTCTAACAATCCTAAATTAGCAGCCACATTAACAGCTGTTGCAATGGCTATTGGTATAATCTCAGGTGCAATTATGGCACTTGCTCCTATAGTCATGACGGTCATGAGTATTTTTAGTATCGGAGCAGGATTAGCATCATTGATAGTTGCTGTTGTTCCTCTTATCATAGCGGCTATAGTTGCTCTGGGAATTGCCATTTATAAAAACTGGGACGATATAAAAAATTGGACCATAGAAGCCTGGAATTCTATTAAAGAATATTTAATAGAACTTTGGGACGGTATCGTTCAATCATCTAGGGATGCCTGGAATTCATTTTTAGAAACAATGCATTCATTCTTTGATCCGATAGGTCAATTTTTTAGTGATTTGTGGACAGGTATAGGTGAAATATGTAGTAGTACATGGAATTCTATTGTTGAATTCTTTTCTGGAGCTTGGGCTTCATTCACTGAAATGATGCATAGTTTCTTTGATCCAATAGGAGAATTCTTTAGTAATCTATGGTCTGGGATTGTTGAAACAGCTTCCTCTTGGTGGACTTCTTTAGTTACAACAGCTTCTGAACTGTGGGGAACACTCGTACAAGCTTGGCAAGAAACCTGGAACACTATTCTTACTGTTTTAGATCCAATTATTTCGGCGGTTTCCACCGTTTTAGAAGCAGGGTGGTTACTTATCCAAGCTGGTGTACAAATTGCATGGGCAGCCATTTCACAATATATCATTCAACCAATTCAACAAGCTTATGATTGGGTAAGTACAAAGATAGGCGAATTAGTTACTTGGCTTGGGACACAATGGGAAATTGCAAAAGCCGTAGCGCAAGTTGCATGGGGATTATTTAAACAATATATTACCCAGCCTGTACAGGAAGCTTGGAGCTTAGTGAAAGAGAAATTTAGTGATTTGATTTCTTGGTTAAGTTCACAGTGGGAACTTGCCAAATCATACACCCTTATGGCTTGGAATTTGGTTAAACAGTATGTAATTCAACCTGTTCAAGAATTGTGGAATACAACAAAGCAAAAACTTGCAGATTTAGCTAACTGGATATTAGGAAATTGGGAATCTATAAAATCCTATACACTTTCAGCTTGGAATTTAGTGAAACAATATGTTATTCAGCCAGTAACAGAAGCTTATAACTCAGCTAAAGAAAAATTTGAGAGCTTGTATAATTCAGCGCGTGAAAAATTTGATGCTGTAAAAAATGCAGCGCAGGAAAAATTCGAAGCAGCCAAACGATTTATTATGGATCCAATAAGGGAAGCGGTGGATGGTGTGAAGGGATTCATTGATAAAATCAAAGGATTCTTTGATAATTTGAAGTTGAAAATTCCAAAGCCTGAAATGCCACCTCTTCCACACTTTAGCTTACAAACTAGTACGAAAAACGTTTTAGGAAAAGATATTACGTTTCCATCTGGAATCGATATAGATTGGCGTGCAAAAGGTGGTATCTTCACTAAACCTACCATATTCGGAATGAATGGTGGGAACTTACAAGGCGCAGGAGAAGCGGGACGAGAAGCGGTGCTTCCGCTGAATAAAAAGACACTTGGAGACATTGGTGCAGGAATCGCAGCAACTATGGTTGGCACTACTGGAACTATGAATCAATTAATGGGTGATATGAGTCGCATGATGGATAGTTCCATGAGCCAGTTATCGGGATTGAAAACTGTTATGAGTGGTGTGTATGGAGATATGTCAAATAGCAGACAAGCTATGACAAACAGTGCTTCGAATCAAGTATTTAATTATTCGTCAGGATCATCTAGCGGTGGAATAATTCCAATGCTTGGTGGTGATTTAGTTGTTGAGGTTCCTGTTGTTTTAGAAGGTCGAGACGTGGCGCGCGGTACTTATCGATATACAAAAGAATATCAAGAACGAGAAGAACAAAGAAACTCAGCCTTTTAGGTTTGGGTTTCTTTTATTTTATAAAGAAATGAGGTGTTAGCATGACTTCTTTCAAATTTAACAAGGAACGTAAAAATTTTGTTCAAATAGCAAAAGGATGGAAAAGACCGACTTGGGCACCATTGAAGAGAAATTTATTAAGTGTTCCAGGTTATCCTGGAGCAAGATTATTAAATACGCAAACTGAAATTCGTATTCTTTCTATTCCTGTCGGAATTATTGTTCCTGATGGCGGAAACTTAGAACTATTAAAAGAAGAAATCGCAAGCTGGTTAATTACAGATCAGCCAGCAGAACTGATTTTTGATGTAGAACCAAATCGAACGTATTTAGCTGTGGTAGATGATGGTTTTGATCCAGATGAATTTGTAACACTCGGACAAGGAGTTATTAAATTTATTTGTCCAATGCCGTATAAGTTAGGAAAAACAAATACACACACCTTTACACAAAATTGGTCTACAGAAATAACTTCTAATTTTATTAATAAAGGCAGCGTAGAAGCTCCACCAATAATTGAAATGATTGTGAAAAAACCAAGCACCTTCTTAGATATATGGTTTGGTAAATATCCATTAGAGCGAAACTATTTCCGTATTGGTTACCCATTAACTGTGGAAGAATCAACTGTACAAGAGCGAGAACGGGTCTTGTGGGATGAAATGTCATCCGTTGTAGGTTGGACTCCTGTTACCGGACAGGTGGAAGAAATGAAAGGTACAGGCGAACTAAAGGTGAAAGATGGAACAGCGATTTATTGTCCTTATTACGGTGAAGAAGGTACGAAAGGTTTTCATGGTGGTATTTCAAAGAAAAGTATACCAGGTGGACCAATTCAAGATTTTGAAATGGAAGCAAGAGTTCATTTGCAATCTAAAAATATAGATCAAATGGGGCGTGTGGAAGTCCTACTTTTAGATGAAGCGAGTAATGTGGTAGCTCGTATTAATATGAATGATTTATATGCGGATGCCGAAATTACAAAGGCATATATGAGAGTTGGGAATAATGGAACGCCAAATAGTATAAGAAAATTAGTTGATACAACTGGTGCTCATCCTAATACATTTAATAATTTCAATGGAAGATTACGTATTGCAAGACGTGGGAAGGAATGGTCTGTCTATGTGGCACGTTTTAGAGATGGTACAGAAATAGACGATGCTTCACTTGTTGAACGTTGGATTGACGAAACAGGGAATCCGATGACGGAAAGAAAGATCGCGCAAGTCATGATTGCCATTTGTCGGTGGGATAGAAATACACCTGTTTATACCATGCAAATTGACGATTTAAAGATTTGGAAGATAAACAAAGTCCCTTCCAATACAAAGCCTTATATTTTCGATACAGGAGACAAGATAATTATCGATACAGAAAGAAGTCTTGTTACGATCAACGGGAAAGATGCTATTAATATTAAAGATATATTTAGTGAGTTTCCTAAGATCATACGTGGAGATAATCGTATTGATATTATGCCGCCAGATGTAAATGCAACAATCAGTTATAGGGAGAGATACAGATGAGAACGCCAAGTGGTGAATTGCATGTTGTTGATTTTAAAACAGAACAAATTGTATCATCTGTTCAGCCAAAGGACTATTTCGATGATAAAAGACATTGGGAAATCAAAAACAACATTGATACATTAGAGTTTAAAGTATTTGATAATACAAAGCATTCAGCCATACTTATGCAGCAAAACTTAGTATTAAAAGAAGTGCGTGATGGTCGTATCGTTCCTTATGTAATTACTGAAATTGAAAAGGATTCTGATGATAGATCAGTAATCGCTTATGCATCTGGTGAATGGGTTCAACTTGCTAAAGCTGGCATTATCCCTCCACAAAAACTAGAAGGTAAGACAGTAATTGAAATGGTGGATATCGCTCTTGCAGGTACGAAGTGGAAAAAAGGAAATTTAGAATATGCTAGTTTCCGCTCTATGACGATTGATGAATTTATTGATCCATTGACTCTCCTTAAAAAGATAGCTTCATTGTTTGAATTAGAAATCCAATATCGCGCAGAGGTCATAGGCTCTCAAGTCGTTGGTCGTTATGTTGATATGATTAAGAAGCGTGGTCGAGAAACAGGAAAAGAAGTAACTCTCGGCAAAGATTTGATGGGAATTAAACGGATCGAAAACTCTCAAAACATTTGTACAGCCTTATTGGGTTTCGTGAAAAAAGAAGGCGGAGAGTTTGTTACTATTACCGAAATAAATAACGGTGTCCCTTATCTTGTGGACAGCGATGCGTTTCAAAGGTGGAATGAGAAAGGGCAGCATAAATTCGGCTTCTATAGTCCAGAGACAGAAGATCAAGATATGAACCCAAAACGTTTAATGACTCTTATGAATACAGAGTTGAAAAAGCGTGTGAATACATCTGTGTTGTATGAAGTTCAAGCACAAAGCATTGGACGAGTATTCGGACTGGCTCATGAGCTAATTAATGAAGGCGATACAATCAAAATTAAAGACACAGGCTTTACGCCTAAATTGTATCTAGAAGCAAGAACAATCGCTGGTGATGAATCCTTTAAAGATCCTGCACAAGATAAATATGTGTTTGGTGATTATCGTGAGATCGTGGATGCTAATGAAGAATTACGGAAGCTATACAATAAAATTCTCGGCTCATTAGGTAGTAAAGCAAGTAAAGAAACTCTTGAACAACTCGAAAAACTAGCGAAAGAAGCCCAAGAAACGGCTAACAATTCTAAACAGACTGCTGACGATGCGTCCGCAGCAGCGCAAATAGCAAAGGATATCGCAGATGCTGTTTTAATAAAACAAAAAGATTTCCAAACGAAAATTATAAAAAGCACAACACCACCCTCTAATCCTATTAAGGATTTGACATTATGGTTAGACATAAGTAAACCAGAAAAGCCGATCCTTTATCTGTGGAATGGAACGAAGTGGGATAGATTAACTCCTGACACTTCTATCATAGACGCTGATATAAAAGGTATTGAGGATGAGATTAAGAAACTCCAAACTGAAGTTGTATCTAAAGTTAATCAGCAATGGGTTAAGGAACAAATTCAAACTGACATCCAAAATAAGGCTGATATCAAAGATGTTTACAAGAAAACTGAAATTGATAAAGCTTTAGATGGCCATGTTAAAGTACAGTCGTATGAGATTGATAAAAAGGCATTGCAGGAAGGTGTAGCAAATAATGCAAATATAATTAACGCTAATGACAAGAACTATATCAAACGTTTTACTGAAAATGAATCTAGGATTACTCAAACAGAAAAAGAAATCAAAACACAAATTGAACAACTGAGTGTTACGAATAAAACAGTTAATTCGCAAGGGAATACGATTGATGAAGTTCAAAAGAAAACAAATGAAATTGTTCAAGATGCTAATGGGACAAAACAAACGATCACTGAAATACAAACTACAATGGAAAATCAATTAGCTACATCACGAAACTTACTAGATAACTCAGATTTTGAAGCTGATTTAGAAGGTTGGAAGCTCATGGGTGGAGCTAACGTTAAAGTTGCTGTTGGTACGTTTGCTGAAGTAAATAATTCTGAGATGCCTGGTTTTAATAAATATGTAAAGATTGAAAGAACAGGTGAAACAGGTGATATATGGATTTATAGAGATTTGCAAATGCCGCTTGGAGATGGGATTATTTCTATGTGGGCAAGGTCTCAAACCAATGATCCTAAGAGCGTACCAGCTTTAGGGGTTAAGGATAATGCAGATGGGTTAACGGGTCAACCTGATGTTAAATACTTCATAAATAATGTACCAGGAGAAATGAGAGATGGTAAATGGCGTCAGTTCCATTTAAATTGCAAAATTGGACATGGGAAAGTACGTGTTTATTTTGGTCAACGTCAAGGAACGCCTGTTGGATCAGTTGTTTATATAACAGGTGTAAAACTTGCTCAAGGTAATATGAAAGACAATTGGTCTAAGTCACCAGGTGACATCACAACCAACACAGAATTCAAAAAGAAGACTGCTGAAATTATTACCAGTGTTGATAAAGTTAGTTCGACGTTAACAGAGATAAATAACCAAGTGAACACGGTAGAAACAAAGGCTGATAATGCAAATAAAGAAATAATTACAACTAACAAAAAAGTATCTGATGTAACGCAAACGGTAGACGGTTTAAAAGTCAATATATCAGATATCTCTAAAATTCAACAAGGGTATACAACTGAATTACAACAACATAGCTCTAAAATAGATGCCAATGCGAAAGCTATTCAAACAAAGGTTGATAGTCAATTTGTCGAGGAGTATACAGGTGGATTAGGTAGCACTCAGCTGATAAGGGATGCTGAATTCGTTGATGGATTCAAGTATTGGTATAAATCTAATAATACAAATTTTACTGCTAAAATAGATACAACTAATCTATATAACGGTAGTCCATCAATGCGTTTAATAGGGGTTAATCAGACAGAGAACGTTAACACCAATGTGACATCAACTACTAAGATACCTGTTACTCCAGGAGAAAAAATTACAGCTTCTTTAGCTCTATTTACAAAGAAATTAAGTGAACATGTAAATCCTTACTTATCTTGTTCTATTGTTTGTTGGGATATCAATAACAAACAGTTAACTGCAATGGGATGGAGTACCAAGGTGGCTGATAACGTATGGACAAAAATATCTCATACAGTAACAGTGCCAGAAACCGCTGTAAGAATGGAATTACGTGTATACGTAACAAGAAACGGAGAATTGTGGTTCTCTAAGCCGATGTTACAACGTGGTGAGGTGTCTAGTTACTTCACATTACACCCTAAAGATTACACTGACTATGACAAGTTAGTTGATGATATAGCGCGTCGTGTTTTAACAGAGGATTACGATAAGAAAATGAACGAAATGAACACTCAGTTTACCCAAACTTCTAAAGCACTAGAATTTAAAGCAGAAGCGAAAAATGTTTATACAAAAAATGAAGTTAATAGTAGAGATGATGCAGTAGTAGAAACTATGAATGCTCGGTTTAAAGTTCAGGCTGATGAAATAAGTTCTAAGGTGGCCAAAGGGGGTATTATTTCATCCATAAATCAAACGGCAGAAAAGATTAAAATCTCAGCAGATTTAATTGATCTAGTTGGTAAAGTGGAAGCGTCCTGGTTAAAAGCTGGATTACTCCAAGGTACGACTATTAAAACAAGTGCTACTAAGGAATACCTCCACATGGAAAATCAGGTACTCAGATTTGTTAACCAAGATACGGCAAAAATGATAATCGGATTTGAAAATGAATATAAAAGTAAAACGTTAAACCCGTACATCATATTAGGTCAAGGGGACGGCTCTGGTAAGAACTTCGGAAGTATCTACAAAGATGGTAACGGTGTTTACTACAGATATGTAGATTTAAATGGAGTAGAAAGTAATATACGTTTAACAGCTCAAGGGAACGTGGGTATTACAGCACAAAGCAGTATGTGGATTAACTCTAATGGTCAAATAGTTCTTGATGGTAAAAATGTGGTTGCTATTAGTGTTAGTGGTAGAAATGTTGCAGACTTTAAACAAGTCAATGGTGTTAACTTTGATTTGATTTTAGGCGGTAATCACATGCTTCGTTCTTCCACAGCAGCAGGATACGATAAGCTTTTACAAATTAAAAATGTTAATGGTAATGAGTTTAGAGGTCTTGAAGTTGCAGAAATTACCGCGCATGGTGGGATTCGTTCTGATACAAACTTATGGGCAGAACAAAATTCATACGCAATGCAGCATATAAACAGATCCACGGAGAAGATTAAAACAGCTATACATGACCTTCCGTTTTCTCCACTCGAAAAAGTGAGAGGGTTAAAAGTTAAAGAATATTTCTTGAAGCGAGATATGTATGAGTTGTATCAAATGCGAATGAATAAGCCTGAAGATAGAGTTGAACCGTACACGACAAGTGATATAGAGGTACAATATGGATTAATCGCTGAAGAAACAGATGAACTATTTACTACTAAAGAAAAAGACGGAATTAAGCTATACACTACATTATCCATTCTGACAGCAGGTGTACAAGAATTAGAAATAAAACATGATGAAGAAATTAAAGCATTAGAAGAAAAGCATAGTGCAGATATGGAAGAGATGAACCGTAGAATTGAAGTATTAGAACAATTATTAGTTCGAAAATTAATAAACGAGAAACCGGAGCAGCTATAAGCTGTTTTTATTTTGAACAAAATACGGCATCTATAACAAAACGAGGCGTGCTTATAACAGTTTTTTTATTTTGCATAAAGGAGTGATTTAATAAACGCTAGGAATGGTGTTTATTAAATCACTAAGCTACATCAATCTTGTGAATCTGCATCTTCAAAGGAGTCATTATGAATCGATGAATCAGAACCGTGGTCATTACTTTCTGAGTTTTCATTAGCGCTTTTCATAGCTGCCGTAACAAATGCTGTTGTCATTACTGCATTCATCCAACTTGCTTCAGCATCATTAGCATTTGTTCCTGAATCGTTATGACTGCCAGTTTCTTGTGTTGAGGAATGATTTTTTAATTCCTTTTCAATAGATCTGGCATGTGTTTTCTTCCTTCCAAAAATTTTCATGAATACTTGTAATATAAAGCATGCAATGAATACTATTAGAAGAAAGAAAAAGAAAATTAAGGACAAATTAATTATCTCTTCCATATTTATACCTGCTTTCTAATTTAAGAGATAATGAATATCCTTAAATGAATTAGCGTTTTATGTTTTTAAATATCAGTATACCAGTCATTAAGACATATGTACTATTAAACGATAACAAAAAATTTAGTTCGATAAAACATTAAGAGGAAAATAAAGAATAGTAAAATCATTCTGAACAAAATATGGATTTTATAACAAAACGAAGTGTGCTTATAGCAGGCTTTTTTATTCTTAGAAAAGGAGAGGAAAAGATGGATCGTATTGATGTGTTACTGAAAGCATTTGTAGCTACATTTGGTGGCTTTTGTGGGTATTTCTTGGGAGGATGGGATGCAACAGTGAAGATCTTAGTAACAATGGCAGTTATTGATTATTTAACTGGCATGATAGCAGCAGGATATAACGGAGAATTAAAAAGTAAAGTTGGTTTCAAAGGCATCGCCAAAAAGGTGGTGCTTTTTCTTTTGGTCGGAGCAGCTACTCAAGCAGATGCGATTGTGGGAACAAATAGCGCGATTCGTGAAGCAACAATCTTTTTCTTTGTCGGGAATGAGCTTCTTTCGCTTTTAGAAAATGCTGGTCGTATGGGGATTCCTTTACCTTCAGCGCTAACAAATGCAGTTGAGATTTTAGGCGGTAAACAAAAACAAGAAGATAGAAAAGGAGATGCTAAGTAATGGGACATATTATTGATATTTCAAAATGGAATGGTGACATTAATTGGCCTATAGCAAAGGAATACGTAGAATTCATCATCGCTCGTGTACAAGATGGTTCAAATTATGTAGATCCATTGTATAAAGGCTATGTACAAGCTATGAAGCAGCATGACGTTCCGTTTGGTAACTATGCATTCTGTCGTTTTGTTTCTGAAAACGATGCACGCGTAGAAGCCCGTGATTTCTGGAATCGTGGTGATAAGAATGCGACAGTCTGGGTGGCGGATGTTGAAGTTAAAACAATGAATGCTATGCGAGCTGGTACACAAGCATTTATCAATGAATTACGCCGATTAGGTGCTAAAAAAGTTGGTTTATATGTTGGCCATCATATGTATGCTCCATTCGGAATGGCAAATGTTAATTGTGATTTCGTATGGATTCCACGCTATGGAGGGAATAAACCAGCATACCCTTGTGATATTTGGCAGTACTCTGAAACTGGTAATGTACCTGGTATCGGTAAGTGTGATTTGAATTCTCTAATTGGTAGCAAATCGTTAGCTTGGTTTACAGAAGAGAAACAGTCAGAACAAGCTATTGCTAATGTTTGCTATCAATATGTTAAATCTGGTGGTTTTGGCATTTCATTGGTCCAGGAAGTCGTAAACGCTATGAATGAGCGTGGAACAAAAGGGAAAGTTGTCTCTGATCCATTAACTGGTTTAGCGTATTTACAAACTGAAGTTTTACCAAATGGTGAACTTGATAAAATTACAGCTTGGATGGACGAAAGAAACTGGTGGTACGAGTATTTGAAATAATACAAAAGAATAGTTTTATGAATAAAAATGTTACCTGATTCTATAGGCAGGTATTTATATATTGATTTTCATCTTTATAGATGTTAGTGTAAAGGTACCGTTTCTTATTTATCTATGAACCAGTATCTGTAGAACGAATAGATTAATTTGAAAAAATCCCCTTGTGCACTCATATGCAAAAGGGGATTTTTATTTTTATGAGATTTAAAATTTACTTTTTGATAATGCTTTAAGTACTGGCTTTACAATTAAACCTATTAGACGAAAGCCTTTAAATATAGAGCGTACAACTTTCATGAAGATGCCCCCTAAAAGAAATTATATATTAAGTATGTATTATTTCTTTTCTTTAACTTCGTATTTAGCTTCAATGAAATTTAATACTTTACCTTTTGGATCATCATTTTCAAATTGAACCGCTGTAACTGTATGTACTCCTGGTTTTAATGTATCTTCCTCTAATGAGAAAGTTGATTGTGTTAATTCACCAACTTGAGTAGTCATATTAAACATTTTATCAACGTAAACAAATGTTTGTTTGTCACCTTGGAAGTTAGCATAATCTAAACCAATTTGATCCATGATTGTGTTTTTATCTGCAAATAAAACAGGTGCATTTCCATTCTCAGAGTTTCCTGCTGGTGTATTTACTGTTAATTGTCCTTCTCCAACTGGTGTTGCATCTTTAGGGAAAGGATACTTACTTGTTTTTTTATTACTAGCTTCTGATGTGCTACTTTGTGCTGTATTGTCTTTAGCTTCACTTTTGCTATCTGTAGAACCACATCCAGCTAAAAGCCCTAATGTTAATCCTGCTACGATAAATTTCTTCATGTTAATTATCCTCCTGGTGTATACTCTATTCTATTAAAAATTAGATGCTTTATTTTAGTAGATGTACCATTCCAAAATGTTATACTTGATGGTTCTTCCAT